ACCGCCGATCGCATTGATGCCACCCACATGCAATCGCCCAATCGTCGCCGGGAATACATTTCGGGCCTCATCGACAACGGCGAGGCTTCATTCGAGATCAACTGGGTACCGGGGTCTACGACCGACGAATTTATCCGTGATCTTTTCGAGAGCGGTGAAACCCGCGATCACCAGATCGAATTTCCGAATGGTGTCACGGTCACCTATGAGGCTTCGATCATCGGCTATTCGAAGGCTGTCCCGATCGATGATCGTATGACTGCGACCATCACGGTTGCCGTTTCAGGCGCCGAGACTTGGGGTGAGGCTGCGTAATGGCAAACGACATCAAGGGTGAAGTTGATTTCGAAGCGATCGGCAAGACCTGGACATTGAAGCTGGGTAACGGTGCCGTCCGACACGTCGAAAACGCGACGGGCAAATCCTTTCCCCAGATCGGCGCGGAGCTGTCCGATGAAGCAACGGCTTCCGTATCACTCCTCACGCAGGTATTTTGCGCGGCTCTTACCAGGCATCATCCTGATATCACGCTTGAGGTTTGCGACGACATCATCGACGAGATCGACCATGAAGGCGCCGGCACCCATCTGGCCGAGGCGTTCAAGCTGATGCAGCCAAAGGCATCGAAGGGCGGTGACAAGCGCCCTCGGAAAGCGACGGCTGGGTAAACTGGCCGTCGCTTGTTACTGCATGGATCGAGGCGGGGCAGCCTTACGACCTGTTCTGGGAGCTGACACTCTTCGAAGTCAGCCTTGTTCTTGAGGGTGTGACGAACCGGATAAAGCGGGAGCGGGATGAATATCTCTCGCTCGCCTGGCACACTGCCTATCTCACCGCATATGCTCCTGAAAAATCCAGCAAGTTCACCAAACTTGAAAAGCTGATCGGCCCATCGCAGCCGACCGGCCGCCGCATGACGCCCGAGCAGATCGAGGCAGTCACTCGCGGTTGGCTTGGCTCCCGTAGGAAGAAAGCATGACGAACGCTGTTATCGGCGCCCTGCGCGTCAACCTTGGTCTGGATACTGCAGAGTTTCAGACCAATTCGCGCAAGGCGATCGGAGAGGCCGGAAAGTTCGGCGGTGCGCTGAAGGCTGCATTTACGGCTGCTGCTGCGGCGGCCGCCGGTGCATTGGCCGGTGTGGCGATCTCGTTGCGAAGCACGCTGGGTGCTGTCGATGATATCGCCAAACAGGCGCAGATATCGAATACCTCTTTCGAAGATTTCCAGCGTCTTGCATATGCAGCTCGTTCTGTAGGTATCGAGGGCGATAAATTAGCCGATATCTTCAAGGACGTGAACGACAGGATTGGTGACTTCAATCAGACCGGCGGCGGTCCGATGAAGGACTTCTTTGAGAATATCGCTCCAAAGGTCGGTTTGACGGCTGAGGCATTCAAGGATCTATCCGGCCCGCAGGCGCTGCAGCTCTATTACGATAGCCTGAAAAAGGCGGGCGCAAACCAGCAGCAGATGACCTTTTATCTGGAGGCAATGGCCTCCGACGCGACGGCCCTGATCCCGCTTCTCGAAAAGGGTGGCGAGGGGTTTCGCAAGCTGGGCGCCGGAGCATCGGTCATTTCTGAGGAGGCGGGAAATCGCCTTCGCGCCTTCAATCAGAATGTTCGCGACGTGGGTCAGGCGATCAGCGATGTCGCGCTTGCTGGCGTGGCCGCGCTCGCGCCGGCACTTACGGTGCTCGGAGTTGGCCTCGAGGCTTTTACGGGGTTTCTGCGCGGGGTGATCAGCTATCTTCCGCAAGTGGCCGAATACAGCGCGGTTGCGGCCGGCGCCCTGGCTTTGATGTTCTCGCCTGCCATCATCGGGGCTGTTGCCAGTCTGACGATTGCGATCGGGACGGGCTTGGTCGGCGCCATTCGGCTTTTGACGGCAACAATGGCGGCCAATCCGCTCGGCGCCCTGGCGATCGGGATCACGGCCGCCGTCGTTGCTATCTATCATTTCCGCGACGAGATCCAAAAGGCGATAGGAACGGATGTCGTTCAGATCGTCAAGGATGCCGGCAACCTGGTGATCGGCTCTTTCGTAGCCGCCTTCGAGGACATAAAGTTCGTCTGGCAAAACTTCCCGAATATCATCGGGGCTGGCGTCATTGGCGCTGCAAATCTTGTGATCAAGGTCGTGAATGACATGGTCAACGGCGCGAAGATGGCCGTGAATGACCTAATTTCCGCGATCAACCTCATCCCTGGTGTCGATATCGGCGCACTCGATACAGGCGGAAAAGCGATCGGCGAGATTGCCAATCCGTTCGCAGAAGCCCTTTCTGGCGCTGTCGATCAGCGTAACACGGCGGTCAGTGCCGCGCTGAGCCGAGATTACATCGGCGATCTCGGCAAGGCCTTCGAAGGCGCCACTCCGGCTGCGGTTAACTTCGGGAATGCTGTGAAGGGTGTTAACGGCGAACTTGCTGCTGGCGGGGGGGCAGACAAGGAAAAGGGCGGCAAGTCCGAGGCTGAGCGATACTCCGATATCGTCGAGCGCGCGAACCGACGAATTGCTTCGCTTAAGGCTGAGCAGCAATCGATAGGAATGACTGAACAGGCCTCGGCGGCTCTTCGCTACGAGACAGATCTTCTTAATCAGGCGCAACAACGGGGTATCGATCTTACGGCAGGTCAGAAGGGCGAGCTTTCAGGCCTTGCTCAGACTATGGCCAGCATCGAAGTTGCGACCGACCGCATGCGAGACGCACTGGACTTTGCAAAGGACTCCACGAAGGGGTTTATCTCTGACTTTCGCCAAGGTCTCGCGAATGGTGAGAGCGTCTGGAAGTCGTTCGGCAATGCGGCGATGAATGTCTTGAACAAGATCATCGACAAGATCGAAACGCAGTTTGTAGATGCTCTATTCTCGGCCAACAGCATCCTTGGGGGCGCTGGTGGCTCTGCCGGAGGGGGGCTGCTCGGAGGTCTTTTCTCAGGTATCGGGAAGCTCTTTGGCTTTGCTCGCGGCGGCACTATCATGCCAGGGGGTGCTGGTGGCATTGACAGCCAGCTTGTCATGTTCCGCAAATCGCCGAACGAACGTGTCGACATCACCAAGCCTGGCCAGACCCTTGAGGGGGGCCGTGGCACCTCGGATGTGCGGGTCTATGTTGACCAGAATGGCAACTGGCAAGCGGAAGTCGAACGCTTGGCAGATGGTCGCGTCACGCAGGCGGCTCCCGCCATCGTCCGGCAATCGACCAGCCAGGTAGTTCCAACTATGGCCCGTTATCAGAGTGATAAAGCGGGATCGGATTGGCGAAATGTCTGATATTCTGGTTTGGCCTGAAGAGCTTCTGTCGCCATTAGAGTGCAGAGCATACCTCAACCCCTTCACGCGCTCCGGCGGTCGCACCCTTGGCGGCACCAAACCCTCGGTGCGGACGGATCTCGGTCACTGGAGAATTGATCTCGTTGGTATCCCGGCATCAAGCGCCGCGCAACGCCGGACATGGGATGCCATCGGCCAATATCTGGGCGGCACGTCGGGCCGGATAGCTGTCCCTGCTTGGGCAATGGACAGCGCACCATATGCGAGTGGCAAGGAAGAGCCTTTCGGTTTTGTGCCGCACGATGACGATACCTTGTTTGACGATGACACGCCCTACGAGCAAGGCGCGATCTCGATCAAGTCAGTCGGGGTAACTGGCCTGATGGCAACGACCATGTCTTTACGCATCATTCACGGCGCGCCGGATCTGTCCGGTGTGAGGTTCAGCTACGAGCACGCGCTCTACCAAACTGGTCGCGTTCTTTCTGTTGTCGACGATATCTGGACGGTTTCGATATCGCCGGCTGTTCGGGCGGTCATCCCGACAGGTGCGGATCTCGAATTCGATCGTCCGACCTGCATCTGCAATCTTCTTGAAGACGACGGCGTCCAAAGATCCATGAACGCTGACCGTTTTGAGCGGCTTTCGCTCAGCTTCGTTGAGGACACGAAGTATTGGGCGGATGTCGTGATGGGGGACTGACATGGCTTCGCTACGTGTGTTGTGTGAGGCTTTTCTTCCTGATCATACCGTTCGGGTCTGGGATGGGTCTGGCGGCGTGTTTGTTGATGAGCTGGGGAATATGTATCGGCCGGCGGAGTTCACCGAGGGCGCACTCCAGCAATTGGAGGCAGCCATCAACGGTGAGGCTTATACGCTGTCATTGTCGCTGATTTCCCTGTCATCCTCGGTGGCCGATCAGATTTGGCAGTATGACGAGACGCAGACCATTCAAGGTTCAATCTTCGTCGTGAAGCTGAAGGTGTTGGACAATCATGATCAGCC